AACCATCATAAATAAAAACACTACGACCACCCCTTAAAAAAGGACTTAGCAAATGCAATACCACAGACCGTGCCTATCAAAAATATAAGCAAAAAATTAGTTTCACTTTGCGTAGTATTCAACGCATCAATTTTAGCTAACACTTCCGTATAATCAGGAGTAGCAACAGTTTCCGTTGGTACTCCTAAATCATCCGATAAAAATGGAACAATAGGTTCATCTTGAAATTCAACAGCCGTAATAATCAAAAGTCAGCCACAACCATAGAACCAACGCCATCACGTTGAGACCACATCATAAGGCGACCTGTAAATTTATGATTTGTTAGTAACTTTCCCTCATAACCCTTAGACACATCACCGTTAATCCTTACAGTTACTTGTTCCTTTTCGCCTGCTTGAGCTAACAGCAACTCAGTATTTTTTTTATCATTTTTTTCTTTGACACCTACTGATGTCAAAACGCCTTCAACTGTTACTACCATGCGAAAAACCTCCTTTTATATTTTTTGGTCACTTGAACACAAAAAAACCGCCCACAAAGTATAGTAGGCGGTACAATTTTATATCCAGATAGTGACAAATCACTGGAAATCTAGTATAGTACATAAAGCAACTTACTCCTAGTTACAATAGGAGTAAGTTGTAGAAAAAGTCCCTTGTACCGCCAAGTTCAAAGGGGCTTTTTCGCCGTATGTAAAATACCTGCCACAATTATAGCACAATGTGACAGGTAAATATACCATAATTTTCCGACATCATTCGACATATTATTGCAAAGTAATAAGTTCTATTTTCCTTGAATTTTAGTTATAATGAAATTAGTTATATCCCTCAGCCAAAAGGGAGTGCCCGCTGATTATTGTGGGCTTTTTTTATGTCTAATATTTTATAGGCATTATCATAGCCTTCTCGCTCTATCAAATCCAATAATTTTACCCTCAAATTGTTTTTTAAAATATAACGCCACTCCTTGTAATCTAATCTACCTAATAGATCAGCTTCTTCTACCTTCTCTACAGCAATTTCCTCATCAGTTTTATCCTCTAAATCAAAACGAGCTTTTAACCCTCTACTCCAAAAAAGCTGTGATCGTCCCTTAACTGCACTAGCATACTCTTTAAACTTATACTCATATTCCAAGTCACCATCCTCTACAATAACTCTTAACATATCAAACGGTGTCATACTACCAATGCGACCTTTTTTAATATTTGCCTTAGTCATTTCGCTATCAGTACCCCATGGCTTGTCCATTAAATCACCCCACTTACCAATATAGGTACTTGCTTCCTGCGCATCATCAAGCTTTAATCCATGTGCCATACTAGTGTCTAAACCATACTTTGCACAAGCCCCAGACCACATGCTATAAAGCCAATCCTGATAATCATAACGTTCATATGGTGCAATCTCATTGGTATGCATCAACAAAAGATGTATATGAGGATGCCAACCATTGCTCCCATACGTTATCTCAAAGGCTCTTATACTACCGATTAAACCAATATCCAAACGAAATCTATCAAATCGTTTACCACGTCTAAAAGTTTGCATAGCTTTGCTCAAAGCAAATAGCAAATCGTCTAGCTTATCGGACTTACTATGGCTAAATGTCAAAGTTACCATTGAACAATAACCACCTGCATCTAAATGCTGTTTGAATGCCTTTTTTAATTCAGTTCGTCTACGCTCTGATATCTTAGCCGCACATACAGGACATACCCAAACGCTACCGCATACCATCAAACCGCCGTAAAATGCCTTCTGTGTCTTTTTATGTTGATATAAATCAACATCACCATAAGCATCTATTTGATGCCTTAAACAAATACCAACCCTATGTTTAGGTAATATATGTTTAGCCACCGACTGCATCTGATATCTAATTAAGCGATTTTCGTCATTTTTCCGAGTAAACACCTTGTTTTCTTTTAAATGCTGATTCACAGATGCATTTTCCTCAAAACAGGGTGGTCGTAATTTCGTAATGTTTACCAAGGGCGCTGACGCGCCAAGTTCTGCCATAATATCACCATCTTCTCAATCTCTATTACGTAAATCGAAACGAGCAATAATACAAAAACTCAAAACAGCAACTAAAATACCAACAATTTGTAAAATAAAATCAAACAAATCTTTAGACATAATAGCCCCCAAACCTTGGTTTAAATGGGATTGTATCTCTACCTTTATCATGCTGACAATCTATCTATGTACGTGATATATAGATACAGCCCAGTTGCTACATGCTATGACTATCAATCTATTAAATCCTGATAACGGTGACGTAACGCATCAAAGGTATAAGTAGGGGATATATCCCCTACACCCCTAAGGCATAGGATACCTATTAGAAAATCAAAGCATCACGCAAAGATGAATCATGCAAAGACCTAAAATAATCAGCGTAAGATTTAACACGACCCTGTGCCATCAAATCATCTATATGTTGCCAATCCTCATCAGGTAACGTGATCTTAACAGGCTTACCCTTGCCAATTGAAGGGCGCCCCTTCACACCGCTTTTAACACGACTTTTATCATAATCAACTAACTGCATACTAACCTTTGTAAGCTCATCTTGTAATTTGTGATAATCTGGCGTTTGATCTTTACCACTAAATTTAAGCTTGTTTAGCTCACCAACAATATAATAACGATACTCTGATAAAGCTTGTAAATTAGTAGATTGCATATAAAGTTACCTCCTTTTAATTAGGTTACCTTTATTATAAAACGAAAGGTAACTTTTAGCAACCATTATTTTCTACTAATCTATATAATTGGCTAGACGCAAAAACCAGCGTATACCATACCACAGCAAACAAGCTGACAAATAAGCACCAGTAACAGTTACAATATTATCTAAGCCAAAAAAATAATTTGCATACGCCAGATAAGGCGACATTGCACCAAAATCCCAACTAAACGGAGTTTGGGGTAAAACATCAAGAATAGCAATAACGACAGCGGCAATACCTTCTATGATTAAGTTCAAAAGAGCTATCATTTCTGCGCCCCGAAAAATTTGTTAGTAGCGAAAACTAATCCTAATGTCCACACAAATAGAGTGGAACTACGAATGATAGGAACAAACGGGTCTAACCATGGACCAATAGGTAACTCTGAAGATGTCTTTTTACCATTTACCAATACCTCTACAACCAACTTTGGACGCTCAGGAGGTACAGTCAAAGCATTAATCATCCTGCCAATGTCCCACGGTAAACTGAATGGAAACGCCGTTGTTACCCCTTTTGGAATAGCCTTAATCTTATCCCACTTAATTGGCTTGGTAAGATCAAAAAAATCAATCACCTTATCTATAACACCTTCGCCTGTCCCCTCTTCTGCTTTGCTCCCCGTAATAGACTCGGCGCCAGTCTTTATTGCCGTCCCTGGTAAGTCTAATTGACCAGTACCAGTTTGAGGATAAGATATAGATCCTGTTGGTACTGGTATAGGCAAAGGCTTTGTACGATCTCTTGTCGGCGCTTGCGGAAGAGGGTAAACATCTGCCCAAGGCTGTGGAAAAGCAGGAGCTAATGAGCCGTAACGATTAACCATTAACTCATGCACAATGACATTAGCATCAAGTACAAACTTATAGGCGTCCTCAGGATTTAGTGCATTAAAAGTAATACCAGTAACAGCACCATTAACCTGACCTACACCATAAAATCCTACAGGATACTGACTACTACCCCAGATATAAATACGAATAGGGATAAAAGCAGATAGTTCACTCGGAATATATTTACCCGACTGGATAATATTCCATCTGGGTGAACTACTTTTAGCGTCGTAATAAAACCATTCATACAACAGTGTGCCGTTGTAGGGTCCAGTTGGCATCAAAGCCAAACTAATACCGTTAAAAGTCATAGTCAAAATAGCATATTTAGTAAAATACTCATTAGACCCAGGAGACTCAAATTTAGTAGGCAAAGGCAAAGCAGGTACATATGCTTGTGTAGTTGACCAAGATAAAATGCTACCTAAAGTAGCCTGTGCCCACTGATCGGCGGTCAACATAACATTATAAATTGCATCCCCACTTGCAACGATACCTGCTTCAATTCCTGCCCAAGCAGATTTTGCCGTACTAGATAAACCTTGCCAAGCATAACGAGCACCTGCTACAGCGATCTTCCCGACAACAGCATCTTTTTTGTAATTATGGAAGTAATCTAGCATTGTACCACCTGCCAAAATAGTAGCAACAGCAATATAAGTGGCTTCACCTACAGTTAACCCCGCCACTAATACATCATCCCAACCTAATCCCGCTTGTGCTCTATCCGCCGTTGTAGTGACCAACAAAGATGTACAAATAACAAAAACAAAAAAAACTTTAACAAAACGTTTTTTAATTAGCTTCATAAACTACACCTCCCCTTATAAATCCGGAAAAATTATATATATAGCTGACATCAACAAAACTAATAACATAGTCATAAACTTATTCATTAGACTGTACTTCCTCTTTTAATTCTTTAGGTGTCAACCACGATCTAATTAATCTAATAATTTTAGGTGACTGAGATACTGGGGTAATTGTCTCAGTAGGGTCAGGAGTGGGGCCCCACTCCCCTTCACCTGCCCCTACTGTAGCCATTTCTTCCATTTCCTCTATCAGCTTAAGTATCTTAGGATTAAACAGCTTCATGGTGTCATACCTACCAGCCGTAAAAGGATTGAACAATTTAAATGATACTTGCGGTTTAAAATCAGCCACCAACCATTTACGCACTGTAACAAAAATAGGTAATGGCAACCATTTAAACCACCATAAATTTCTTAAATTTGCATGTTTAACATCAAACTCAATTATGTCTCTGATCTGCCTATCAACCATTTTGCGATTTTGAGCAATAAGCCTCGGCTCGAATCCAAGCTTACGACTATTAACAAAAAAATCTATCCAATCCATCCGATCAGCGCCAGCGATTTGCCAATCACGGGCATTAAATTTTAAGCCTGCTTCATCAATAACAAGTAAAGTTGAACCCTCTTTCTTGTACCATCCATGTTTAGCGGACAACTCCATCAGTAATTGTGGAGTCATTTCCTTAAATCCAATAGAATGAAAATGTTTATCATACCCTTTACGAATATGACGTTTAGAAAAATTAACTCCAAAATTGGCTACAACATGGTTATATCTCCGATATGACAATTGTTCGAATATCATTGATACAGCATGTGAAGTCTTACCACTACCAGTTGGACCCGTATATATTTCAACGCTCAT